AAAGTAAAACGGTAAGTAAAGAGGTAAGTAAAACGGTAAGTAAAAGGGTAAGTAAAACGGTTAACATTAAAGATAAGACTAAAGACAATAAGACAATATCTCCCTTACGCGTGGGAGATCTGTTTCCGGCTGATAGTTTTTTCGACAAGTCTTTGGACGACTGTTATACTGAACTGAAATCAAATCGGTCATGGGCGGAAACAGTAACGATGAATACTCGTTCTTCCGGCAACCCTGATTTCACGCTAGAAACCTTTTATGGGTATCTGGAGAAGTTCTTTATGAAATTGCAAAATGAGGGGGAAACAGCGAAGTCACCTAAAGATGCGATGTCTCATTTTGCCCGATGGTTAATATTTGAACTTAAAAACAAGAAAGATGAACGGAGAACTAATAAAAACAGGACTGCAGGTGGTGCTAAGACCGTCGCAAATAGTCCAGGAGACAATAGTAACCCAAAAGGAGTTAACTCCGATACAACAGGCCTTACAGACTGGATCGACAGCCTCTCAATTGGTCGCTGAATGGAGTGGGACAATCGCGCAGTTAAACTGTAATGTCGCTTTATATGACGTGGCTAATGCAGAGCATATACCTACTCTGGCAGATGTAAATAGGAGCTTTAGCAACTCAACATCGATAGAGATCATTACCGAGCATTTGAAATCTGTATTGAGATATGCCGGTGTTGAATTGACTAATGCCCAGCTAGCGGAAACAGCCTTGTCGATACTATCCAGCTACTGGTACCTGAATTTAGCCGAGTTATGTATTTTCTTCTCCCAGCTAAAAAATGGCAGCCGAGGACAATTTGTATGGGGGACGAAAATCAACAATCAAGCTATCATGGTAGCGCTTGCTGATTTTTGCAAAGACAGACGCCGTGAGATTGAGCATAAGGAAAGCGTCAGGATACGCCAAGATACAGAGAAGGGATACTCCCGTTCTGAAACGCTCACCAAAGATATTGTCCTGGGAGCAAAAAGTATTCAAATTGCTAGAGAAGAAGCTATGCAGAGTTTTGATGCCTTCCTGAAGTTTTTTCCGCACCTTCCGGAGAAATATACCCCGGAAGTACTTTGGAAGGCATGGAAGGGCGACAACGAAGCCCTACATACAATTTACGGCGAAAAAATTCCTGCTGCAGACATTGCCGAAAAAGATATTGGGATGTATTTGTGTAATTATAACATTGCTAAGAGTAAAGAAAATGAGAGTTAAAGTATTGACAGTAAAACAGCCGTGGGCCTCATTGATCGTTCATGGTATCAAAGATATTGAGAACCGGAGTTGGCGAACAAATTTCCGTGGACGTATACTTATACATTCAAGCGCAAAGGGTGATATTGCTAAGTTTGGCTGCTTACAGCCAAATCAAAGACTAAAGGTTCTTAATACACCTATGAGCCGTGTAGGTTTCAACGATCTTCCTTTTGGCTCCATCATCGGTAGTGTGGAGATTGTAGACTGCGTGCAAAACCATCCCTCAATATGGGCGGATAAAGGTGTTTATCATTGGATACTCGCTAATCCCGTTCTCTTTGAAAAGCCAATTGAAAATGTAAAAGGAAAATTGGGTTTATGGAATTATGACTGGGAGGAAACGAATACTTCAAAAGCTATTGTCAGTATGTCAACGGATATTGCTGAAGCAATAATTCCACTATTGAGTATAAGTAATGCTAGAAAATGAAAGCGGCCGGCGTACCACCGCCGACCACTATTATAAGCACAAAGCTTGTATTGCTTATTAGGAACAGCAAATATATAAAATCTTTGTGCTTATGGCAAGTGAAGCAGTAAATAATTACATAACTAAACGCTACGAACGCTGGCTTGATTACTCTTTGTATCATTGTGGGCTTGCTGGTATTTCAGACGAAGCAACAGACGTCTTGAATGAGGTCATTTGTTCGCTCCTTCAAAAGAAAAGCAGGTTACTGGATAAACTACTTGAAACAAAAAGAAATGGCTACACAGAGCTTGATTTCTTTGTTTTGAAGATGATAAAGCTAAACGCATCCTCTCCTACTTCACAATATAGGAGTAGATACAAGCCCCTGCCTGTGGATG